TTCACACTCTAAAGCTAAGTTCCCAACTTGTTGTCTAGACAAATCTTCAAACAACTTACGCTTCTGGAGCGGTAAACGCGCTCCAGCCGACTTCGTCATATTCAAATCGTAAGTAATTTCTGACACGTCTGGCACTGGTAGAGGGGCGAACATCCAAGGACAGAATTGACGGTAGTATCGAATCACAGGGAGAAAAACATCTGGCGGGAGGACGTCAGGTACCCTCGCATTCTTAAAGAAATCGGTGAAGTAAGCTGAGTCACTCTTCTCCGTGGGCAAATAATCTACCAACTCTGGTAAAGTTACATTCACTTCATTGGAGAAGTATTGCGAAGAGAAAGGGTCTAATTTATATGCAGTCGACATTGGGAAGAATTTCCTCATACTAGCGATAATCGGTAGATGCTCATGCGGATAATCTCGAGGTAGTCGATTGTTCTCAAGTCTAGGTGGCGACAAAGGATGAGTACGTTGCCGCTCAGGACACACTATCGTAGGGACTCGAGACCAGTACTCTTCCACACACCAGGGTTCTGGAGAAGAACATCCGAGGGTGAGGAGTTCTGTCGTGTACACCATATTGTCTATAGAACGGTTGATCGACTGGGGCACCCGATTCGTGAGCTCTGTTATCGCGATAGGCACTAGAGGAGAGAAGAAATTACAACCGTCTCTCGCAGAGCCCCCGTGAGAATGTATTCCGACTAGAGCTCCATCACGGACCGCAACCACTGGAGTCCCACAGTCGCCCTCGACAGTAGAGATCAGATACGAGAGGAGACCATCTGTAGAAGACCCACAGTACGAGATCTCACTAGGCAAGAGCTCTAATGAATGCGCGGAAGTTACAGATGCTCTCACTAAAGCCACACGTTCACCTGGCACGGGCGGGCGCAACGAAAACCGTTGGTGGTTCGGAGACACGCCAGAGCGCAATTTTAAGATACAAAGATCCCCATAGAACCCCACACGAAACGATTCCGTCAAATCAACTCGTACTCCAGACAAAGTTTTGACCTCGAGGTCTGTTGAAGAATAAACGTGTTGATTGAGTAGTAAGAACCCCCCATATATGATAGCCCAAGCAATAGTCGTACTACTATCGAGGTTTTTTACCGTGCACAGAGAAGAAGAAACACTAGACAGAGAATATTTAGGTGTGCGAGTTGGTAAGAGACTCTCGAACACACGGCGACTCTTCCTTGTGCCTACAGTCACCTCGTCGTCAAACTCTCGTCCAGATTTGTCTGTGAACCTCAATCGATGCACGGGACCGTGATCTTGAAGGTAATCAGCATAACGCTTACTCGTCTCTTCTACCTCCTCCGCCCAGTCACCAGTTAGTGTAAGATCAAAGTCTGCTGTATCCTGGTCTTGGAAGCTCCTCCAAGCTTTATCTTCTTCACGGGCCATAAAATCATCAAATTCCTTCATGGCAGCTCGTCGCTCCACACCATGGTCATCCCAAAAAGTAACGATATCGAAATCATCCAGGTCAGCATAAACATCATTCACTTTCACTTTTCCTTTACTCCCACGTTTTTCCAAGGATCGCTCGTAGACACGGGGCTTTCTGTTCGGTTTCGTCGGAACTAGATAATCAGGAGCGGATTCTGTTTGACGTGAACAACAAGTTGGGGCGAGTACGACAGGGCGACAAATTTTCTTCAGAAGGTACAAAGCAAAACCGAGAACGACTATGTATGCGAGAGAAATGAATAACATATCATACCATGTATACATCTCATCGTCATCCGCATCAGGCAGAGTTGGTGGGAAAGCCTCCGACCAAACCTTCTCTACACATCGGTCGCATCGTACTATATCGCGATACACTTGTGCCTTATCGCCTCTTGTCTCCCATTGTTCCTCGTGGACTGGGCACCGCGCGTAGGTACTACGACGAGAAGCATACTTACTATTACTGTCTTGTGGTTGACGCTCTCGACACGCGTTGACTAAATCATACACCGGTGTCTGCTTACCAATGATGACCGGATCGTATTGACCACTCAAAGTGTCATCTACCGTAATCTTAGAATGCCAGTTCTCCACTTGTGTTTGCTGCTCTGAAGAGTAATCGAAGAAAGGGGCTTGTAGTGTGTCTCCAGATCGCTTCTTCCCGTCGGCTCCAACATAGGACCAAGGTCTCACTGCGTATGTATGCCAACTATGCCACATTGGTAAGGGTATCGAGTGCTTATTATACTTCAAACCACTCGCGTTAACGCCGGTTGGGAATGAGAAATTCTTAAAAGGAGCGAAGAAAAACCCGTTTGCGTCAGTCATACCCAACACGCATATAGGGTCGAGTTGAGAAGCGACACAGTTGTAAAAGAACGTGTCTGTGACTCGTTCCTTCGTAAAACCTAGACACTGACCCTTGGGCGGCAAGTCGATGCCAAATACGATGGCATAAAGCGTCGCTAAAGACAAATCAGAGTCGACGACTCCTTCAGTCTTCGGCTGAGCTTTCCCCGGATGATAATACACTCCATTAAACAATCGAGCAGCTCTACCTTTACGTTGAGTAGACTCACCCTCGTCGATATAAACTTTCTTGAGGTGCAAAGCTGGGGGATCTAGAGTCAGCTGTGGTTCCATCTTCTGCTGGAAATCCACAACGTGATCTATATGAGGAGTTACACCCGTCTCCAAACAATTCGTAGCGATGACAACTGTTAATTTCTTCTTGGGGTTCTGCAGGATCTTCTCAGCTTTCGGCCACTCGCGGGATAAAGTCTTCGACGTAATCACGAAGATGTCCGTATCTGAGGGATTGAAATTCTTAGCAAACCGTTCACACTCGTGAGTTGATGCTAAAAAGAAAAGGTATCGTCCGGCCATTGACGTAGAGTTCAGGTATTGGTTCTTGTTCCGCGTAGAGAAAATGTCACGAATGTTAAACGCCGTATCTTTCACCTCCACGAGCTTATGTTGTAAATCTGACAACAAGGTGAACGATTGCGTGTACGTAGCCGAAGCCCACATCATCAACTTCGTCGCTTTCCAACTATGACTAAGTGACCGCAGGAGAAAGTTGTCTGCTGAGCGGACGTGCATCTCATCGAAAAGGAAGGTTTGTATATGCTCAAACCTATGCTCGTTGAAGAACATCGACATGACGAAAGCTCGTGTAGTATAGATATAAATCTCGCAATTCCCTTTCTCTGTCTCCCCTCCAGCACGCAGATACGGGGTTATACCATACATAGCTAAAATACCCGCCCGAGCTCCTCGAGCTGCAGCTATAGTAGGAATGCATATCGCGATTGTGTCTTTACCATTACGAGAACAAGAGACGGGTAACTTAGTGCTCTTACCGACGCCCGTCGCTGCTGTGATCGCGTGTACTTTCCCGAGCCCACATGCTTTCAAAACTGGTCCTGCTCCCAACACACTATGTTTGGAAAACATGTGAGAACACAAACCAGAGAGACCTGCTTGTTCAGTGCGGGGTTCACTCGTAGGCACAATCTCTTGTTCTAACAATTGTCTCACCGCTGGAGAGAGGTTACCCTCGACCGGAGTCGCGGCCTCAACACTAGACAAAGAAAACCACGAAGAGACATCATCAGAAATATCAGTAGCGACTTCGTGCAATTGTCCGACAGAGTTAAAAGCTTTGATATATCGAGCTAATTTCTTGTACCAATCTTTCGCGGCAGGTGTCGGGGATACTTGACTCATATGGTGTGCTATTGCTAAACAAATCCGGATCAGAAGTGGCGCAGACTCCCCTAACACGTCAACTAAAGATTCAGGGACAGGAGTCTGAGAGGTTAGACGTAAGGAGTCCGTGAGGGCCGTCAAGCTCAACATTAGAAAGGAGATGACCACACCAGCCAAGAATCTGATAAAGTGGTATACAGTCCTTATGTTCAAGACCCCTACAACGATCCGTGGTAACAACTGTATGGCTGCCAACAAAGCTGTAGGCCATCCCGAGATTATCATATTGATGACAAGCACAAAATCCCGAGAGAAAGGAATGAACCCAATCATTGCTGCGGCTTCCGGAGACCTCACGGTTCGACGAAGGAAATAGTCATAATGATAAAGGAACACCAGTAAAGAGAAGAGGAGGACAAAATAGGAGAGAATAACGAGTGTCACAAAACCATCATAAGCAACATGAAAAAGGAACCATAAACAAATCTGGAATAAATAAGTGTAAACCCAGAGAGATCCGGTTTGAACCGTTTGCACGAAACCAACGATCTCGGGGTAAGGGGATTTAAGAGCACTCTCCAAAATCTTCAAAATTACGCAGACAATAGATAAGCGGCCAGTAGAAGTTAGAGGAGGAGGAGAGGAGTGTTTCCTCTGCGTGCGAAATGTTGAGAACATCTCGCAAGTACGACACTCGAAAACACGTTAAATAATGACACTCAAAAGTGTTAGAAACTGAGTGATTAGAAGACCCACGAGGTTTTGGACAGGAGTGTGAGGTATTTTGGTACCAATAAGCTTGTCGTTTCGCAGACACAAGTTCTGCCGTAAAAACCGTAATCACTTCCAAAGGTATGTTCCGGGAGAGGAGAATTGTGCGTAGATCGAGGAGCAAAACACTATCGCCAATGAGTGCCTGTGCTGAAATTTGTCTC